CTGGTATAATTATAATTTTAGTCTTGAACTCTCCTGATGTTTTCCAGTATTTGATAAATGGTTCAAGAGTTTTTAAGTCAACCATTTCTGTATTTCTATCATACCAAAAGTATAATGGAAATGATGCACCCTCAAAATAATCCATTTGTTTCAATTTCATCAATTCTTGAAATACTTCTTGTTCAAAATCTGTTGCTAAAAAATCTGTTACTTTAATTCTTAAACTTGGTTCTGTCATTCTAAGTCCTTACAACTTCTACACTTCTTGTGTTTTTCACATTTTTCATAGTTGTGTGCGATGATTTTACCTTTGTCATCATAGCACTCATCTATAAACTCTTGTAACCTATTCATAACCTTATTAACACTTGGTTTTCCACTTGCTGGCGAGAACGCCTGAATTCTTTTCTGTGGATACATCATATTTTCATATAATCTTCTCTTTAATATTAAATATTCAACATCTATTTTATCTTCTGATATTTCTAATTGTTTTGCCATAAAATGTTTATACAACAACAACTGATTAGTTTTGTTCTTGTCGGCTTTCATATATTTGTTCCACCCCATAGTAGATGATTTGATGTCAATGACTTTCATACGACCAGTTTTCTTGTCGTGTAGAACAACATCCATAAACCCTACAAATCTCATATTCTTTGGTAGTTTGTAATTTAGATTCATCTCGATGCCGACTAACTCAGTATCTTTCTTTTTGAAATGACTACCTTTTCGTTTTAAGAACTCATCAATAATAGCAAACCCGTCATTTGTGAACTCAATCATTTCTTTCTGGTCTACTTCGAAGTCATCACCATATCTTTCTTTAGACTCTTTGAACAATTCTTTCATTCGATATATCAGAATATCGTGTAGTGGTAATTCATCAGCTTCTTTAATTGTTCGTTCGTAATAACATACTAAATATGCTTGGATAGTCTCGTGAATAGCACTACCGAACAAGGTATAGATATTACCTTTGAAAGTTTCTGCTTTATCCACATAATTTGCTTTCCAAGTGTAAGGACATTTGTCCCACATTGCGAACTGACTATAACTTATTTTGCCCATTTACCCCTCGCTACTACTTGTGCCATTACTCCGTAATTTGATACATCTGAAAAACTATCTGTTATTGGTTCATTTTCTACACCTGGTGTATGTTTTTCTCTCATCAATAATGTTTTTAATCTTTCTGTTTTGTCCTGCATTCTGAACCAGATACCTAACAACGATAATTTAATATCTTCTTTGGTTTTTAGAATTGAACCCACTGCTATATTCTGTGGACCATAATCATATTGTTTTTTACAAAACAATTCATATTGGTCTCGTTGAATCTTTTTAAATTCTTGTGTCATTTCAGGATAAGTTTCTTCCATATATCCAACGACATCTGTTGGGTCATATTCTTGACCTACATCGTCAATAACTTTTGTTGGTGCGTCTTTAATCATTATTTACTCCATATTTTTTTTAGTTGTTTTTCATCTACACCATACTTTGATATAATCGAATATACAACATCTTTACCCATAATGTCAAGTGTTTTTTCTATATTTGTAGAACTTTCTTCAAAGTGTTGACATAATATATCCATAGCCCACTTTTCTATCTTGGATTTCTTTTTAGACTTGGTGTATTTTAAAAAGGTTCTACCCTTTGGTATCACATCTGTATAGAATTGATAAACTGATTTAGGTTTTAATTCCCAATATTGTTGTATTTCGTTCACCACTTCTATCCACTCTGGTTTCATCGATAGAAATCTATGCACCATATAATTGGACCAACTCTTTTTAGATGCGTCATCTAATTCGTCCCAATAATTTGGTCGTTGATTGTTGGTAATTTCCTGTATGTGATTAAATAGTGTTTTTGTTTTCATTGTGAATAACCTTTTAGATATAAATAAATAGTAATACTACAAGTCAAAATGACAAAAATCTTTGTTTTGTTCGTAAAAGTTTTTTAGCTCTTCCCAATTACCGATACTTTTAAAATTATCTTCGGTGTTTAGTTTTACCCCTGAGAAGAAACCATATAAATCTTCATAGAATAATACCCTTGAATTTCTGTGAGCTTTTAAATAGTCTATGGTGTTGTTTGTTATTTCTTTGATGCCTATGATATCTTTTTTAATGTCATCAATTGATATTGTATCAACTTTTATTTCGTTGTATTGTTGTTTTTCCTTTTTCGTCAGAGTTTCTACCCCAAAATCTACTGCTCTCCACTTTTCTGTTTTCTTTGCAAGATTTAAAGATAGTGATTGTAAAAATACATTTCTTCTTGACAAAAAGAAAACCATATCGTGATAGTCTATTATATCGTTGTGTATTTTTTTCTTAGGATAAACACCAAACTTAATTCCAAAAGTATCATCGTTGTCATACATTTTATCAAGAAATTTATCTACACCCATTGAGTTTATAATCTTTTCCGAGTGATTAAATTCTGGTTCCCATATGAATTTTTTAGATGAAATCTCTTGTAGTGTTTTACAAAACTCAGTTGTTCCACTACGACTACAACCCAACACCAATACTTTATTTAAATGCATTTCCAAGCATCCAAGTCAATACTGAATATCTAACACCACGAGTCAATGGTGATACTCTATGTCCTAAATAAGATGGAAACAAGATAAGACTTCCTTTTTTTCTACTACCGACTGCTGTGTTTTCACCTGTTTCGTCAGTCATACTGAACTCAAAGTTTCCTCCGTCATACTCATTTTCATCAGATAGTTGGATAATTGCAGTAATTTTACGAACTGATGTTTCTTCATTTCCAATGTCTAAATGCCAGTCATATTTTCCTGTGTCTTCATATCTCAACATACGAACATTAGAAAACTCATTTGCTATATCAAAATTAAAAAATAATCTATTTGCCATTTCACAAGCCATCATTAAATTTTTATTTAAATTAAATCCGTCTGACAATACGATTTCTTCTGAAAATCTTACTTCTTGGACTTTACGAACATTTTCATTAACAACATCTGCTCCGTTTCCACTATAAGTTCCTGCTACGGTGGCTTTAAATTGTTCTGAATTATCAAACATTTTGATTAGTTCATCACACCTTTGTTCAGTCAAAAAGTCATCTTTGTGAACTACAAACTTAAAGTTTTTCTTTTGTGTTAGATTTTCTATCATCTAAAGTGGTCTCCAATAAATAACTCTTGTAAAACATACCTTGTTCCTTTGGTAACTGGTGTTACATTGTGAGATAAAAATGTAGGAAATATAGTTAATGAACCTTTTAGTTGGTTCATTGTATACCACTCTTTTGTATGTTTATCTTGTATTCCGAACTGAACCTCTCCACCCTCGTATTCACTTGGGTCTGTAAGTTGGACGATTGCCACAAGTTTTCTATTAGAACAACTACCTGCATTAAAGTCTGTATGCCAACCATAAAATCCACCCTGATGATACTTGATAAGTTTTAATTCGTCATCTGCTCCGTCAATATCAAAGTGAAATACACCTTGATTTACCATTTTAACTACTTGATATATTTTATTTTGTAACCATTTCCAATCTCCATTACAATTATCTGGTCTAAATCTATTATCCGGTTGGTCAAATAAATACCATTCTTCCGTTACTCTTATTTCCGGTATAATTGCTGCTTCTCCTCTTTCACCACCAACTCCACCCGGAACCATTTGTTCTGTTGTGGTTATTTGTTCTATTAATTCATCACACTTTTCGTGTGATAAAAATGTAGGTATTTGTATTGAGTATTTAAAGTCATTGTTTAACTTCATTTAAAAGTGTTCCCTTCTGCAAATGTTATTAAAGTGTATCTATCTTTTTTACTAAATTGTAAAACTTTATGTGCTGCGAAAGATGGAAATATAACTATTCTACCTTTTTTTACATCTATGACATTACCCCAAATGTCTAATTGTCCACCCTCATAATCATCATTCAAAAATATAACTGATGTAAGTTTTGTGCAAGTGTTTACAACCTTCCCATCTCCTGCTGCAAAATCTGAATGATACTCATCATCTACAACAAATGTATCTACTGGATATAATTTCCCACAAGAATGCTGAATACCAGAGATATCAAATTTATATACTAATGTATTTGATAAACTGACAACTTTCCATATTTTATCTATTAACTCTTTGTTTTGAGTTACTACATTTTTACAATTGTGTAGACTTCCCCATACAAAATTGTCAGATTTAATATTTTCATCAATAGATTTTATTTCGTTATCACACTCTTCTGATGTTAAGAAATTATCTCGAACTAAAAACCATTTAAAATTGTTATTATGTATCAGACTCATCAGAAACTAAAACCTTATTTGCAAAGTAATTAACACCATTATTTGTAGAATTAATATTGTATGTTATTTCTTCTTTATTTATAACTTCTATGTGGACTACTTTTAATTTTTGCAATTCATCAGTTAAAACTTCATCACCTATTTTTAGTGGTCTATAATCTGAATCTACTTCAGAATCTCCAACGATATAAAACGGGTGGTCGTCTGTTGCTGTGATTGTAGAGTCATCGTCAAAAGTGTAAGTTACTATATTGTCGTGTCTTATCTTTATGACTTCTAAAACTTTTGAGTCCTGAATTTTATTATTCTCAACATCATATGTTTTTATCATATCACCGGGTCTAATTTTTATGATTGGTTGATGAGTTCCGTCTGATAAAGTAATCATTGTATCATATGTAAAACAAAATGAACTATTATGACTAACGATATCGTGTGCTACGATTGTTCCATAGTCTTGATTTAGTAAATTATAAGTGATATGCTCACCCTCAATTGTTTTGATTTCGGTAATTTCTACCCAACCATCTAAATCTCTTACATAATCTCCAACCTCTACAACACCATTACCACCTGCGTGATTTGGATTGTGTCCGTCAATTGTTGACCAACCTTTATCTTTTAATAAGAACGGGTGATTTCCTGTTGGTTTGAGTGTTTGTCCAGATTCTAATGTTAATTCATAACAATCATCGTGAAGTTTTTTCATAATAGAGTTTACTTTACCTTCTTTAAATTCATCATTTTCTTCATCAAAGACCAACACACTCTCTCCTAATTCTATTTCATCTATTCTTTTGTAATTACCCTCTCCCATATTAATCACTTGGTCTGGTAAAAAGCAGAACTTATTGTGAACCAATACATCGTTTGCGAAGTAATTGTGGTTTGTTTCTATTTCTAATGAATAAGTTTGGACTGGATTTATCACTTCATCTAAACCTGTGATTTCTACTTCTCTTAATTCTCCATTAAAATATTCTAAACATTTATCACCAACTTCTAATTGTTCTGATTCTATATTATATCTTTTTTCTGTCCAATTAGGTTTATATGATGACCAACCTTTTCCAATTACCCAATACGGGTGGTCAAATGTGTTTTTGGTTTTTTTATCACCAAAACTTATTTCTATGATATCAGCGTGAGTTGGTGTTTCGATAGACAATACTTTACCCACTTTAACTTCTTGTGTATCAAAGTCATAATTTTTAACTTCTTCTCCGACCTCAACAAATTCTATTGCTTTTGTGGTTCCGTCCCCCATTGTGATTGGTGTTCCTGCTACAAAACATTTTGGTGGAATATTGTGAACCAAAATATTTGATTGGAAGTAAGTATCGATGTCCTCAACATCAAGTGAATACCAAGTAACATCACCTGAACCCTCAGTTATAGAAGTTATTTCGGTTTCATTACCACTCGGGTCTAAAAAGTAATCTCCAACTTCTATGTTGTTTGGTGTTACCCAAGACCAAGTATCTCCTTGTTTTACAAAATACCTAACATCATCATTTAATTGTTGTATATTATAAGGTGCTTTGACACTACCATTTATTAGAATGTGTCCATAAGACATAGTCTTCATTACATTCACAACAATAGAACCTTGTGTAGTAGAACCTGATAAATCTGTCGTGGTGTAAGATAAATAATTTTGTGATTCGTCTGGCATACCAAGTGGTTGATATGATGTTACGACATCTCCAACTTCTACATCTTGGACTTGTTTTGTGGTTCCGTCATACATACTAATTAAACTACCACTTGCAGATGTTTTTCCTTGTTGTGATATAAAATTCCAACTATCTGTGCTGGTTGGATTTAATTTAATGAATTTTCCAGCGTCTCTTTCTGCAAACACCACTACTTTTTCTGGTGTCATCATAAAATCAACTTTACCAACACCTAAGTATTCTTGTCCGTCTCTATAACTTCCACTATGAACGATATATTGTTCTATTAAAGAACCATTATCAACTCCATTTTGATAACTCGCACTTGTTGAGTTGTAAGTGTAAAAACCAACTGCGTTAGACTGAATACTTGAGTCTACTGATGGATTTTTAATAACATAGTCTGGAAAATTATTATTTGATGTATAAGAAGAAGTATTAAACAATGGTATCAATGAAGAACTCATAGGTGAATTACCTAAGATTGTTCTGAATGTATTTTTATTAAAAGAGCCACTTACAATGTTTAATAATGAATCATCACTATACCAAGGTGTTTCGAAAAATAAATGAAAACTACCTGAATATTGTGCTTGACCTCTTTGAGAAAAATAAGTATGTGATGTATTCATTTGGTACTCAAATGTTACTGGAATATTATGTCTTGCAAAACTCGAACTAATTAGTGCTTGTTGTGCATAGGTTGGATTTTGTTTTTTACCTGCCATACCATAAACAAAACACTTATCATAACTTTGTGATACTGCATAATCTGCCATCACATCAAAATAACTTCCTGTTTGTATTGCTGCACTACCAACGATTCCGACATTTGTATTAAGTTCTACAAATTTTACCTCATTAGAACCACTTTCTACAATGTAGTCCATACCACCAATAATTGCGGCATTAGAAAGTGATGGCCAACCACCTGCACTTCCTGTTATATGATTGATAAATTCTATTGTTTTTAATTGTGCTGACATAATTATTTCCTATCTATAAATATCACTTTTCTTAATTTCCTTCCAAATTCCTTCTTGTTGTAGTATTGGTATTGCTGGTTTGTTCCAATCCTCTACAAATCCATAAAAGATGTTATGGTTATTGTCTTTTAAATAATTAAAACGACAATTCATTAATTCTGTTCCAAGTCCTTGACCTCTAAAATCTGGACAAACATATCGGTTTTTTAAATATGGATACTTGTAATTCCAATCTATGAAAGACCAACCCTCTAAAACTATTTCTCCTGTTCTACCACTACCGAATAAAAACATTGTCCAGTTGTTTTTCATACGATATTCTAATTCCTTAATGTCAAATTCTTTCCAAGATTTACCAAACGAATCTTTAAAGTTATCCAATTCATACTCAATTGCTTTTAATTGGAATG